TTAGCTTTCATTTCTGCTAAAGCTGATTCATACATAGGTTGTGAGCTGTAACCGCTAAACCCATCAAAATCTGTTGGTGTAGGCATACCACTTTCTGCTGTTAATGTACTATTAGGGTCAAGTAAGCCAAAAGCTTGTGCAGTTGCAATATTATTGTTCATTGCCGCATTTTGCATTGGATTAAACGCTGCAACATCTGCACCATAATAAGGCATGTACTCAATTCTTTGTACATCTTCTGCTCTCTGTAAATTTCTTACCGCTGGGTCTTTTATCCAATCAGGTATTGTTGTTTCTGTTGTTTTACTTCCACCTTTTCCGCCACCACCACTCATGTCAAAACTCCTTTAATAATGTTGTGAACTGTTCAGTCCATCCTTTTGATTGTAGCACTTTTTTCCAACCTTTACGTCCTGCTACTGTCATACCATCACAGCCTTGTTCTTTACCCCATGCCATTGCATCATCATGCATGTCTGTAATTTGTTTAATTCCATAGCCTTTATCTCCACCTGCTAAGAATACATGAAGCACTTTCTTGTTAGGATACACGATAATTTCTGTTACTGCACAACCGTTTGAACCCATCCACAATTGCATGTGTCCACTTAAAACGCCATCTACAATGTCTTTAAAGTCATGAGTTTCACCACCTTTTTTAAGTGCTGACTCAATCCAAGTCTTACCATTTAATAGTTGTTCTTGTATGCTCATGGGTCTAATTTTATCCTAATCCATGCGCCATTTTTAGAAACTACAGGACAATCTTGTGCTTCATCCCACATAATAATGCCATCTTGAGTAGCTTTATTACTTGCATTATAAAATTGTAATTTATTGCGAGTAGTAGTCATAAATGTAGTTAAACGTTCTGCCCAAGGTTTCCAGTTGTCGCCTAGTGGAGGTGGTGGTGTTGCAATACTCATCGTCTTCCACCTGCATTAGCTTCAATTCTCATAGTACCTGAACGCCAATTGTCATTACCAACGCCTTGTACTTTTATACGCACTTGTCTACCTGTAAATCTAACATCTGTTGGATTAGTCAAAGTAAATGCGCCATGTGTTGTTTCTGTGTCATTAGGATGAAATCTTGTTTTAAATGTAACAGCTACCTGTCCTTGTGTTTTTTCGTCAGGGATAAGTTGTGTTACTTTCATAATGCTGTCACCATTACCAATGCTAATTGAGCCTGATTCTGCAAATGGTTTAGCTGAACCAGTATGTGTGTAACCTGTTTCTTGGTTGTAAAGATTACCACTAGCATCTCCCCAAATAGGGTTTTTAAATACGCCTGAATCAACTCCTGCAGTTCTACTTAATACGCCAGTTGTCCAATGTCCTTCTTTATAGTCAAGTGCAACGTATCTATCGTTTTCATTAGAACTAGCTGAAGGATAAAACCACCATATTTCACCAAACTGTGAATTGTGGACTGCGTATACTTTACTTACTTGTGCTGGGTTCATATCATCAAATACATAATCAGAAACTTCACAAGGTATTTCTTTAGCTGTAGAGCCATCAAATGAAAAGAATCCACGTTGACCCATCCAAAATGCTCCTTCATCAATTGCTACAGCTCCACGTCTAGAACCAACACCACATGCAGTTCCTACTCTTTCAAATCCAAAAACAAACGGTGCTCCTGAATACGTAGCTATATGAGCATCGGTATCAGTCAAAATAAGCGTTCTTCCTCTCATACGAAGACCACACATTATTTGCCCTACTGTTTGCAGTTCAAAATCACCAGCTTGATTTGTTGCTGATGCAGACCATACAGTATTGTTTTCTTGGTCACACCATGCAACTTTACGAGGATTACCACCAGCACCAAGACAGAATACAAAGCGTTCTTCTGTGACTACCATTGCGTTGTTGCCTGTTGGAGCATTAGCAACTGTCTGTGCCTTGACTCCTGTGTTAAGTTGCCATTCTAATAACTTACCATCTGTTGATGATACTGCTAGTAAATATGCACCCCAAGTGTCTAATGACCATGTAGTAGCTTCAGAATAAATACCTGATGACGTTGGAGCACGACCATAATTAGTGTGTCCATAAAATCCACCACCAAATCCTGTATTTAATGCGCCACTAAGAGCTCCTGAAGTAAATCCTGATGTTGGAGTAATATCATAAACTGTTGATGAGGGGTTTACGTAATACAGTTTATTGTAAGTACCACTTGCTAAATATGAATCACTAGAATTATCAAGCCATGAAAGCATTGCTCTAGGAGCATAAGTAAATGCACTAGCTTTTCTAGTTGTCCATCCACCAACTGGTCGCATAGAACCATCTTGCCATCTAACTAAACTAGCATCTCTCCAACGATTAGAGCCTTCAAAATCTGTGCCATTTCTATGTTGACCGGGAGGTAATTGTAGTGGTATTAATGCCATAATGTTATGCCGCTATTTGTGTCCAAGATACAGAATCATTAGATATGATTTCCCATTTTTCTCTACCAATAGTAGTAACTCCTGAAGTTGCACTTAATGCACCTGATGTGCTTTGTACTCTATTACAAGTTGTAGTCATACCTGATTCAGGTTGTGTAACTGCGTGTCCTTGATGTATTCTTTCGGAGTCTGCAACTATTGTTGAAGCTCCTGTAAGCGATGCAATACCACCTCTCGTGGCAAAGCCTAATACAGTAATACTAGCGTTGGCAGTTGGCGTACCTGAACCAAATCTTACTCGATTACATATAGCCGCAATTGTCGCTGTAGGACTAACTGTAGCCGCTCCACTTACCATAAACACACTATTACAAGTAATACTTACTGTTGCACTTGGATTACCACTACTCTCTCTAACCCTTACTATTGTAGAGGCTGGTACAACTGTAGACTCTACTGTTATAGGTGCGGCACTTGTTCTAACTCTTGTACCGTTGCCTGTACTTGTAGCTACAGTAACTGACGTACCATTTATTAGAACTGAACCATCTGCTATTCTTCTTGCTAATGCACTAACAGTAGCTGTGCCATCTAATGTAGCACTACCAACATTAATCTTCTCGGCTGTACATGCAACAGTAGAAGTAGCTGATATTACAGTTTGAAGGTCAGATAAATCGTATACACCTACACCATAAACATAACTACCATAACCTTGTGCATCGGTTTCTTCAAGTATAAATTTCTCAGCACCAGCAGTTACTCCTGAAGATACCGTTACTGTAACCGTACCACCTGAAGCAAATGTAGCATTACCTGTTTGTGTTACTGTAGAACCGACAGATACTGTAGCACTACGCTCACCAACTACCTGACCACTACAAGTAGTAGCCGATGTTGCACTTATTTGTGAAGCACCACTAGCAGTAAAACCGCCTATTGCCGCAAATCCTGAAGCACCAGCAGACAATGCACCTGAGTGTTGTATCCTTTCACACGCTCCAGTAACACTAGCACTTGCCGATATTGCTATCGGTAGTGAGTCTTCACCAAATTCATGTGAACCATACGTACTCGTGCCATACGAATAAGCAGTAACATTTACAGTTGCCACGTCAGCCCCTAATCGTTAGATTAGTTCAATGTTATATCTAAGTCACCTGATGGAACACGGAACACGTCACCAGTAGCAATTGCTTTACTTGACGATAAAGTCGCATAAGCCATTAAGTTACCTGATGTTTCCGCATCAAATACTCCAACGTGTGTTACTGTACCCCATGAGCCTGTAGCTGTAGGAAATTCAATAGCCGCGTTGTTAGATGTTGTAGCACCTGACGTTGCAAAGTTAACTGCTTTTCTTACATAAGCACTACCTGACAACTCAGTACCACCAGCAGCTTCGCCCGGTGCTGCAGTATACAATGCTAAGTAATGCTGAGATGGAGCTGAATAAGCTGCACCAGCAAATACGTGGTCTAAAATTTCCGTTTCTAAAAAGTTTGTAAAACTCATACTAATCCCCTCACTTTCATTGTAAGTCCTGACCCACTAAAACGTGCATTGTCAGAATATTCATTTAATCGCTGTACTGAAGCACTATACATCTGTGCCCATACAGCTACCCTTTGGTCTTCTGCTAGATACGGTGCTGAATGTAATAACGCTCCATAGAGGTATACATCAGGCGCTTCTAGTAAGAGCCAATTATCTGCGTTACTACTAAGAGAAGGTATCTTCTGATAATAAAGTAACTCAAAATCTGTGTCGTTGCCCGGCGTTGGGAACAACTGAAATTGTCCATCTGCATGTGTGTACATACGAGGTGTACCATTAGCATCTGAATGTGCTGAACGTTTGTCAGCCATTGTATCTCTTGAAACTAGGTTGACTACTGAAGTTCCTGTTCCTGTAAGGTGTAATCTAATTGTTTCTAGCCAATCAGCAGGTGTTTGCATATACTCGTCATTTGCTGATTGTTGACCACTAGACCTTGCTTCCATCTTAAAGTGTCTAATGTCTCTATTCATTTGTGCCTCAGCCAATGTAATAAAGTCAGGTATGACAGACGTTAGGTCATCTCTGTTTAAGAAGTCAGCAATAGAAGCTTTAAGTCCTGTGTAATTAGATAGAGCCATCTTAGTTTCCTATTCCTAAATTAGTTACAGCTTTTTCATTTTGTATACCGTAACCAGTTGCCATAGCAGGGTTGTTAACTATCATCTCCATTAAATTCATTTTACCATCATCATCTGTGCGTGAAAAAGCATTAATGACTTGTGCTTGTTCAGGTTCAGATATAGCACCTAAGATTCGTGCAAACTGCGCCTGTAATTCTTTAACATCCATTTTTGGTTGATTTGCAAAGTAGTCCATCTCTGTATCTGACATAGCACCTACAGCACCAGCTACAGCTCTTGGCTGTATTGCACCATGATGTTCTGTGCCTGTGTCTGTGTTCATGAATGATTTATACTCTCTGTCTGATACAGCACCTTTGTTTTTATCAGTAAAATTTTGTATTAGGCTAAGAAGTCCATCTGACCTCGCTCCTTGTTGTTTCATTCCATATGCCATAGTAACTCCTATCTAATTAAGCAGTAGTATATCATTATTTATAAAAGTAATCCTGTTCTTTCTTCTTC